CCTGTTGATATCGTAGTTTTGGTGATACCAGATACGATGTATTGGCCTGACAAATCTCGTGATGTAGTTTCTAAGACTGGCGGTGTTCCAGTGTTTGTTACGATATCAACCTGTGCTCCTGTTAGCTGTAAAGCTTTAAATGCATTGGGATTATCAACGTTAATCGTTGATTCAATGATTACATGAAAGTCTTCTGTAACTAAAATAGATCCTGAAAAAGCAACATTTAAGACACCGTATTCAGCATTATAAACAGCAACATTTTCTCCTGAACTAAAATACTGTGAGAAATCTATAGAGTTACTTTTGATGTAATTTGGACTTTCAAACCATATCTGATTTGATTCTATTTGCGTGTCATTTGGTAGCTTTAACGTTTGACCGTTGGTAGCAACTGATTTTTTTACCTCTATTGGCAACTCAGTGAATGTTTCACCCACTTGATAAAACGCTTGATTGGCACCAACAATTTGAACATTTGGATTGTATACAGAGACAGACGTACCGGGAATATTTGCAACATCTGTTTCACCATCGCGCATATCTAGAATTTGATAATAACCACGCCCGATACACATCAAACATTCTTCAATCTCGATACCATCTTTATAAATAGTGTATGGTTGCGCAATGAGATCAGGATAAGAGCGAACTCGACCAAAAATATCTGGAATACGTCCATTTAATCTAGCTTGGTTAGAGCGTTGTGCTAATTCGTTGTTTGATGAACCTGCAACTGGTGCTTGCGGCTTTGGCATGGTTAAAACCATGTAGAGACTATAAGCAGTAGTCGCAGCTACAATCGCATAAAATACCCACATAGCTAGTGAGATAGGCTCTGCTGGCTCAATCACCACATAGAAAGTACCTTCCAAGGTCTGAATGTGTTCAATCTGGGCATTAATTCTTTTTGGATGGTTAGGAGTTACATCACAACTTTCTGCAATCTGGTTGTGATAAATCTTTGCATTCTCAGGCCATACATCAAACTGCTGATAGATATAAGCTAAAACATCCTCCACATCAGCTTCTGACCATGTAGATCGGTCATAAACATCAGGAACGATGATGACTTTTTTCAAACTCATTTATAAAACCTCGTTTCCCGAAAGTTCATGGAAATAATCTCAAGTGGAACGTACTGCACACCACGACCAGTTAAGTGCAAAACTTTGTCGCAATAAAAAAGCCCGACATGTGTCGAGCTTCTTTTGCCATTCGTAAAAAAAACAATACAGGGGGAAATGGGTTCCTTAAGTTTCCTGAAGCTACCCTTACCATTTAAAAACCGTTCTAGTCGTTTTTTAAGATCTCGACCTGTAACTTCCTTCCATGCTTCACATAAGAACTCATTGCAGGTGTAATCCTTGGTCCAGACTCGGTTATGTAAATGGTCTAGGTTCATATCATGCCCCGCAATAATGGGAATCTTTCTAAAGAATAGATTTCACCAGTCTTCACACTGTTAAGTTCAGGTGCCTGAGCATCAAAAGTACAGTTGCCAGAGCCATCTTTAGATAAAGTCGCTACCTCTAAGGTCTGTAAAGACACCATTGGAGCTGTTAAATCATCGTCTCTATATAGTCGCCATCTAACAGAAGGTCTAACTTTCCAATTAGTACCTAAACGAGCAGATACGACCGATTTAATTAGTTCATCGTCTACATCAGCAATCGTTAGGCTTAGCTTTTGATCAAGGTCGTTTGTGACTGTAGAGCGCTGAATTGACATTGGTTGATATTCATATGGAACATCTGGACCTGATGCATCATGCTTTACTACAACACCTTCTGTATCGTTTTTGACGAACCGGAAAGGCTCAGTAAAGTCTGGATGCGAAATCTCAACACATTCCAATGGCACTACACCACTACTAGAGTTTAGAAAGAAGGATGTATAGTCAGGCATCTAAATACCCTCCATGGCTCTTGGCAGATCGTCGTTTACCAGTTTTTCGAGTGGATTTACTAATGACGCCAAGTCCTCCCCATCATTACCAGTTTCAACAATAATCTTGTTTAGCTCCGAATCTACAATAGGCTTAACTCGTAATTGAGCTGTCACAGTGTAAACTGGACCTTGCATGCTTGTGAGTTGGAAGCTATCTGGAACAAATAAGCATTCGTATGGCTTAAACTCAGGTCCGTTTACCCGAAGTGAAGCATTAAATCTTTGACCAGGAGTCTCAGACCAAACGTTATAGAACGCATCAAGATATTGAAATCCAGCTTCAAAGACTTTCCATTGAACATTGACAGTGTGATACCCGTTCTTCACTGCTCTTCGGTAACGTGGTGCACCTCCATCTAATTCTTGGGAGATTACTCCACTCTTCAAACTAGCTGAGTAACCCTCTTGTGTTGAGCAGTATTTTAATGTGTTCATATTAGCCCCATAAAAAACCGACCTCTAAGTGGGTCGGTTTTAAGCTTTAATTGCTGCGATAATTTCAGGTAGTTTCCAAAGTACTATTGGCACCGAGAATAGGATCATAAAGGCAATAATGGTCTGCCATAACCCATGTTTTTCAATACACACTTTCATTAACTCCACTATTGGTTTAAAATGCTCCATATAGATTGTTTTTCTCCTTAATCTTGCTCTGGTTAAGTTGATTTAAAAGAACCTCAGTGCGCCAACACTGGGGTTTTTGCTTTTTCAGGATTTTAAATCCTTCAATTTTTTAGTTCATCCTGCGGTTTTTCCGCATTCAGAAATAGAAAAAGCCGCCCTTAGGCAGCTATTCGTTTGTTCTCTCTTATACTGTTAACTTCAAACGGTTTTACTTACATACCGTTTACAGTTTTCTCTTATACGTAGTACTTCTAATTAAGTGTTTTGCTCATCAGCAGGCCTGCCCTGACAAAATTCAACAAGGCTTAAAGTTGAAATATCAGAAACACGGATCTGAATACTTAATGGTCTGCCCTCAGCTGGGAACAATTTTGAGTTTTGAATATATTTTGCATCTTTAAGATACAAAAAATGTTCTTTAAGTGAGTCTGGAAATTTAATTTCCTCACCATCATCTAACTTTTTAATTATCTCTTCTCTCGGCTCTTTGATATGGGAATAAAAGAATTCCTTCCAAAGTGAATTTTCTTCGAGTTCGAAAAATTCTTCTTCACTGATTGCAGTACCAGTAATTACGCTGCCACCAACCCCGACTGTCACATAGAAATCTGGATAATAATCTTCTCTATGTGCATTTTCAGAAATTGCTTTTATCAATAAATTAGTATCATTTCTACTCATTCTTCTTTTCCATAAAGTTTAATTAAGAAGATTAGAATCTATCAAAGAATAAATTTAATAGCCACCGAAGTGGCTACTAATTATTGCCGTCTAGGTGTTGCATTGTAGTTTTGCTTGAATGCCTTGCTGATTCTACTATTAGGGTTTTGAATTCCCTGTAGGAAAACCTGCTCCGCAACTTCGCCAGCAATCTGCCTAATGCGAACATCCAAGGTGCCGTCATTATTCTGAGTAACTTCAGCCGTCTGACCCGGCAAGTTATAGATATTCACAATAGGCTGGCTAGAAGAAGCTTTCTCAAGACTCTGACCTGAGTTAATGGCATTCAATGTATCAACGCCAACTCGCTTAGTAGCTGCGGCATTTAATACATATTCCTGACCATGAACCACCCCAGCCACATCACCACGGCCCATGTTGCCTGTATAGCCGCCTGATGAAAAGCCAGCTATACCTGCTACACCTTGAGCCATAATCAATGCAGCATTAACATATCCTGTGGTTTTCATCAGCGTTGACAATGGAATACCTGCTACTGGCCCCAAACCAATTGGGGGTGGAGCTAGTGCAGCTGCGGAAGCAAGATTTCCGTATATAATTGCCTGAGCAGCGGCCATTGTCTGTTGAACAAGATACATTGCCTTATATGCACTTGATTGTTCCCCTTGAGCATCCTTAATAATGCTTGTCATGGTTCCCCATGTTCCTTGAGCAGCCGAGATCATGGAAGAATACATATTTAGCTGCGTTTGGTTTTGGTTGAACTGCAAGTCACTATATTTTTCTGAGTACTCCTCCTGGATCTTGTATTTGTTTTGCTCGTGAAGCAAAACAGCATCTTCAATCCGTTTGTTGTATTCAAGTGTTGTTATCACTTTTTGCTCAAGTTGGATTTTTAGCTCATCTCGCTGATTAATCAGGTTGGTGTCATTTTCAGCGTATGCATTTCTTTCACCAAATTGCAGTGAAAGTCCTGCACGTTGTTCAAATGGTGCAGCTAAAAGATCTCTTTGCTGTTTTAACTCCTGCAATGCTTTTAGGTTAGCCTGATTATATGCCGCTTGGCGTGCAGCCTTTGTGAGATTTATTAATTCCAACTCATGTTGATATTGCTGATCCAGATATTTAATAGCTTCATCACGCTGATTCTTACTTAACTCAATATCATGTGCCGCATTGAACTTCTTGCGGTCAAAACTCTCCTTAAGAAGCTGCTCCTCAGTCATGTTGAACTGTTTATAGTCATCAAGCTTTGTCTTAAGAGCTTGTTGAGCTATGGCAATATCATTGTCAGCACGCGCTTGAAGTTCTGCCTTAATTTCTGCTTTGCGTTCTGGAGTAAAGTTGGCTTTATCAACATCTTCCAACTTCTTAGCAAGATCATTTCTAATCTTGGTCACTTCATCAGCTACATCGTTTTCCAGTTGAAGGCGCAATTTAGCCTGATCTTCTGCCATTTTTGTAGCGTCTTGAAGTAATTTATCAAATCCCTTAGAGGTAATATCCCCAGCTGTATAGCCGTTAATACCAGCCATATAGCCTTGATAATCCTTCCAGTATTGGTTGTTATTCTTGCCAATACCTTTACCTTTTTGAACATTGCCTTCACCCGCATGATAAGCACGTACTGCCTTCTCTAAATCCCCCTTGAAGAGCTTTAAAAGATAAGACATGTACTTTCCAGCACCTTCGGCAGACTGAGCTAAATCATATCGGTCTTTTACGCCATATTGCTTAGCTGTGCCTTCAAGAAATTGGAACCCACCTGTAGCACCAGTAGTCTTGTTATATGCTCTGGCATTGCCACGTGATTCAATCATATGTAGCGCAGACAAAGTACCAGCTGGCAAATTGTACTTTGCCTCAATTCCAGCAAAGCCATATTTGGTAGCATTTGCCTGAACTTTGGCATTAACTGAAAGTACTTTTTGCTGCTTCTCAAGTTCCTTGGTTTGCTGTCTCTTAGAATCAGCTATATCCTCTTCAAGTTTTTTGAGTTCTTGAACCTTATCAAAGTTTTTCTGGAATATTGCCCATTCATCTTTAGTTAAACTGCGAGTTTTAGGGATTTTATTGTTATCGTAAAAATCAGATAACGCTTTACCCATCTCCAGTCCATGGCTTTTAATGTTGATCAGTGAAAAATCAGTATCTAGATTTTTCTGAGCATATGTTTTTTGTAAATCTTGAAGCTTTTTATTTAGTTCAGATACATCTTGACCCGCCCCCTTAGCCCCTTGACTAACATCATTAAAACCTGCTTTTGCATTAGCACCAGAAGTACGAACCAGATTTAACTCAGAGTTTGTTTGCTTCACAGCTTTCGTGTTTTCATCTACTTTCTTCTTGCTATCAGCCAGCTGGTTAATTTGATCCGAACTGATGAACGAAAGTTGATTTAATCTATTGAAAGCTTGGTTTACATCAATAACGCCAGTTTTTAATTCTGCCCATATTCGATAAGCTTCAGCACTTTGCTTATTGCTATCAGTGATAGATTGGGTAAGTAATAAAAACTCGTTCTGAGACTTCGATAGTTGAGCATTCTGCAAACTTAGTTGCTTTGTCAGTTCACCTTCGGCAGCACGCTTCTGCGCACCTTCGAGCTTCATAAGTTCATCAGCTGCCATGCCTGCATAACGCGATTGCTTCTCAAGCATATCATTGGCTTTATCGCCATTGTCTCGCATTAATAAATATCCAGCTGCTAAACTTGCTACTGTAATCCCAATACCAACAGGGCCACCAAGTAAACCTAAAAGTCGTGTACCAATCCCTACACTTGCCGCACCAGCTGCTGCTGATCTCGATTGAGCTACTGCCAGAGCCTCCTCAGCTACAGCCAATTCTCTTGTGACTTGAGCCTCAATCTTCTTAAGCTCAGCCATTCGGGTAATTGTGGCTGTTCGCCCTTTTTCAGTGATTTGGGATTTTAGTCGCTGTACTTCTAGAGCCTTCTCAGCCGCAATAGCCGCTAAAGTTGCTTGGGTATTTGCTACAACTGCTTGAGTAGAAAGTACTTGTTGAGCTGCTGCTGCTCTATCTGCTTGTATTGCCGTATATTGTGCAAAGGTTTGAGCAGCTAATTCTTTAGTTTTCGCTGCTACGGCTACACCTGATGCATAAATAGCAGGAATATATGTTCCAAGCCAGTATGCGCCACCAACCATCATTGCAGATGTTAAAACATCTAAGTTACCAGCAAGCGTTTTAATAGAACCTGACAATACTTCTGCTGCGCCAGATCCCTTTCCAGACTCACCAACAAATTTAGTTATTTCATTGTTGAGTAGTGTTAAAGATTGCCCAATAGTTATATCGGTTTTTGCGAAAAGTGCGTCAACATCTTTTTCTACATTTCTAAGTGCTTTTACAATCTCTTGAGATGTAATTTTTCCTTCTGCAGCTACTGATCTTAATTCACCTACAGTAATACCCATACCCTGAGCAATTGCTTTAGCTAAGGCTGGGGTTTGCTCCATTACAGAGTTAAGTTCTTCACCACGCAATGTCCCACTTGCTAGAGCCTGTCCAAACTGAACTAAAGCTGCATCTGCTGCTGCTGCACTTGCGCCACTTATTGCTACAGCTTTTGATACTGTTTCAGTTAAGCGTGCTGTGTCATCCATAGTGAGATTTAATGTTTTTGCATTGTCACTAAAGCGTTGGTAAACCTGCAAAACTGAATCCCAAGCAGAATATGTCTTTTGAGCAATTCGGAATGTATCTTCAGTTGCCTTGTTTAGCTCAACTTGGCTGCTCGTTACTAACTTGAGGCGGTTTTGAAGACCTGTGTAAGTGTCCATCTTAGAAATGGCAGCACTTACAGTAACCAATCCAGCCATATATCCAGCAAGTTGACGTGTCGCAACTGACAACCCATCCATAGACTTAGTGGCAAAGTCACCTTTACGCTCAATGCTATCCAATTCATTGCCTAGATTACGCGCATTACGCTCCGCATTTTTTGCATCAATTACAATGACGAGACGTGATTCTTGTGCCATCTTACTTTCCTCTAGGCAATAAAAAACCCGCTTTCGCGGGCTTTAATTAATTAGGTGTTATCTTAGGTTTTTTTCACAGTATGGAGATGCATTACTTAAGGATGGATCGGGAATATAAGTATACGTTGCTCCACCATAGTAATTAGCTCTTAACTCAAGCTTTGTACTAGTTTGCAATTTTATTGTTTGTTTCAAGCCAGATTGTAGAATAACTTCTGAGCCATTAATTTTTAGCTTCTCAAGTGAGTCATTGCCACCCCAGCTTGAACACATCAATCCAGTGCCATCCTTTTTAAATGCATATGTAACTGTGTACGGACCATTTACACCAGTCCAGAATCCATTTAACTCTGTTGATGTAGGTGTTGTTGCCATGTACTGATTATTTGTCATGTCAGAAGTTGCAGCGCAACCCGTAAGAGTAATAACCAAACTCATTAAAATAATTTTTTTCATATTCACAGCCTTGTTAAAATCAATATTAAGCAAACTTTAATCAATAATTTATTTTATTTATACATTTCTGAACAGCCAATATAATACTTGGCAGTAAATTCGTTAAGTTGTTCTTCTTTCACAGACGGGGTTGAGTAATTTGGTTGCGAATAAGCATCTTTAACAATCAATCTGATTATTTCTGCTCTTTGCTCATCTTTAATTATTGTGTTTACTGTTTCCAGACTAGAAAGAATAGGAACACCATTTTGTTTAGATGTCATAAAAGTTTGGGCTAGCTTAGCTAAATTTACACAATTTTCTTCATGCTGTTCTTTAGCTGATTTTTTATTAGGTGCAGAAAATACTGAGGTTGTAATAAATACAACTGAAATAAATAAAATAAAATTTTTCATGAAATACCCCTATGTTTAGGGGTAATTTAACAAACTGCTCATTAAATGTCACATGAAGAAAAACCCGCACTTGGCGGGTTCTTAATTCTTTTAAGCTTGCATCTCGTCTTCTTCGAATGGGAGCAAAGGCGTAATCTTTTGCTTCAGCTCCTCAACCTTACTTAATGCTTGAGGTTTGTACTGCTTACCAACCAAACATAATGTTCTTCCAGCATTTGAAGCAATTTCAGTAAACTTCTCAAACTCTAATACAGCTCTGTTGAATTGGTTCATTAATCCAAATGCTGTTTGTCGCAATGCTTTTTCACAGTTAATAAAATAACGTCTTGCAACCCGACCTTGTTCATTGTTTTCAACCATTGACAGCTCTTTAGCCATATCAATAGTTAATATGTATTCTCTTGAAGAACGCCCACCATTAGGTTTTTTGGGGTTTACCAAAAAACTAATATAGTCTTCATTTTCAATAAATTTATAGGTCTTAATCCGTTTTTTATCCATGTGGCAAACATTTCCCCAGATTTAAGCCACTTATGCAATTCACGTGCATCAACAGAAGGCTGAACCTCTCCGCCAATATCTCTATCAACAACTGGAATTAAAGTTTCTTGGTTAATAAGCATATTCATGACATTAGCCCTCCATTGCCCTTAGAGATTTTGTTCTTATTACTTGCATCAAGAAGTGAGTCAGCGAACCCTTGCATATGGCTTATAGCTATAACTTGTTCGCTAAGCGATTGTATTAACCAGCCAACATCATTGAATGTTCCTAACGGTATTTCTTCATTTGCGTTGGCAAGCAATACACCAATAGCACTTAATCCCTTTAAAACTGGAAGGTTTGCATTTTCCGCAGCGCGCCCTACAGATTTTAGAAAATTTTCTTCATCTGCTGAAACAGAACCGTTTTGATCTGTTACCTTCTCAAGAATCTCAATAGGAATGGTTGGCAGTAGATCGGTAATATCTAGAACCTTGTCTTTATCAAATTCGAATGGTATATTTAACATAGTTATCTGTCCTCTGGGACACAGCTAAACCTTGTACAATCTTGGCGGATGGCAAGGTTTTTTTGTGCCTGTTAAATTTCATGCTTTCGCACTCTCTTTGCTTTGTAAAAATTGTTTAATCGCTTGGTTAACAACATAGGTCAATGAGCGATCTTCCTTTTCTGCAATTTCCTTCAATTTCAAATGATCAGTATCATCAAAAAATCGGATTTTTAATTGCTGTTGATTTTGCTTTGCCATAATAATCTCCACAATAGTACCAAGGAGGTACATTTATAATATGCACCTCCTTGCGACCATTGTCAAGTACCTCCATGGTACTTTATGATCAGTATTTCATTTTTGCGGTATATGGTTTATTTCAATGAGCGAGAATCAAAAAGACCCTCAATACAAACTAAGGTGGTCTGAAGAGTTACGTGACAAGGTGGCTGAATCTGCCAAAGCATATAAGCGCTCAATGAATGCAGACATTATTGCCCGTCTTGAAAGAAGCTTTGAGCAGGAATCAGACTTGTCACCGCTTAATATGCCCCCTGAAGAGTTAGAGGCACGTCTTACCAAAGTTCTAGAAGAACGTGAACAAAATAAAAATAAAGATGCAGAACTCAACATTGAGATTTCATCTGAATCTGAGAAAGACAAAAAGATTCAAAGCCTAGAAGAACAACTCGCTAATTCCATGAAAATGATGGAAATGATTACAGGCATGTTCGAGTCAATGCTTAATGGAACCCAAGATGAATATATGGATAAAGTTTTTAAGAAATATCCAAATGTTAAAAAGTTCTATAATAAGTCTTTAGAAGAGTCTAAAAAGTTAATTGATGATGAACTGGACAAAGATGACCCAGTTAAAGGCTCTTGGTAACCCCCCCATATATTAAAAGCACCTCACGGTGCTTTTTGGCGCAATAAAAAACCACCTAGGGTGGTTTTTAAAACATTAGTATATATCTAATGTGGATACACCTTGTATTCACGATCCAACCATAAAATATGGAAAATATCATTTTCGCGATAACCAACCATTGGAGCTAGTCCGTAAAACCTAAATGAAAGTATTGAGGCATCTTCTGGTACAACATTTGGCACAGCTACATTTAAACTTTTTCTTTCTATTTTCTCATAACCCAAACCATGTCTTGCTTCTTTTGCAATCGTTTTCCATGTCATTTCTCGTCTTTTAAAGATAGCATCAGCTAAAGCCTGCTTTTCTGCAGGCTGACAGTTTGAATAACAGTGGTTTTTCTGAATATACTGCAAAGAGAAAATAATACAGCCCTCTTTTTTTGGAAGGCTGTCAGCAGCTTGTTGGGCAATATTTTTTGTTTTATGTGCAGTAGGCTTCTTTATTTTCATATAAAACCTTAATCTTAAGATTCTAATTGAGTTTCAAAGTAAGCCTTCATATCTTTAATAGAAATTTCATTGTTGCAACCTGGCTCATAGGCATTCTTCCATGGAGCCTCTTCGTGGGTCATATTGCGCAATCTCCATGCAGAGAATTGACCATAAGATTCAATTACCTCATCTAGAAGTTCGCGCTGTGCTTCACTTAGAATTTCTATATTAAAATCTTTTGGCGGAGTAACAATATCATTACCTGCAGCCTTGAAGTGATGATAAACAGATGGAACTACTGGGCCATGCAACCATGCCTCTATGCTCTCTGGGAATAATTCTTCATCAAACATTGCCAAATGAAAGCCCTGACAATAATAAACTAATTTTTGTAGTTTTAATGGAGTGATACCTTCACTGCCTTCAAAGCGATTTTCAAGCCAAAGTATGTAATTAGCCACGTCTAATGCTTTAATTGACATTTAATATCTCCAAAACAAACGGATGAGCAACCAGCCATCCTGAATGTTTTATTCAGATGTGCAAAACCCCTTGGGTTAGGCACAATCTGGATAATAGATGGCGTACAACCAAGGGGACTATGTAAAGTAAAATATTATATATTGACAATCCTGTCAATAAGGAATCTTTACTGGAATGTCAAGGGCATAGGCGTATTATGTAACATCAAGTGCGCTATATCACGTCGCAAAGTCTAAGTTATGTACCGTACGTCAGCATTTAAGTCTTCGTCGCTCGTTGCGTCGCCTTCTTATGCGCTTCATCCAAGAACATATCATCTAGAGTAAAGATGCAGTCATTAAAGATGTATCGTTCAACTGGCAGATCATATTGCTCCACATAAGCATTAATTGCTGCAATATCTAACGCCAGAGGAACACCTTGTTCATAGCGTCTAGATCTTGAAATTGTGTTGTAAGCAGAAAGTATGGCGTTCGCTACATAAGAATAGTCAGGCGGTTCAGGTAGCTTTACACCGAGCGCTTCTCTTTGCTTTTTTTCGTGGTCCGTGAGCCCAGCGTATTTGTTGGCGTAGGCATAGAGGGTTGTGACTTTCCCACAACATCATCTCGATATTGATTTGCTTCTGCTTGGATTTTTTCAGATTCAGTACGAATGAATGACCATAAAGAAATGCCTAAATCACCCATGTTAAGTAGCTTAAAAGCGTTTTCAGCGTTGAAAGTAGGCTCAGTTTTAACCAACTCACCTTCAGCACCTTCTTCAACAAAAACTACCCCTTTCCAATCCTCTATTAGGTGCGAGGCTACTGCTTCTAAAACTAATTCATGGAAGAGCTTATCTTCTGCTGTTGCCTTTGCTACATCAAAGCCTTTTGATGAGATTTGATTATTTGCTCGTTCAAGTGCAACCTGGTAAGGCTTATATCCAATTCCACGGATCTTGAACTCAGCTAAAACATTGCCTTCCGCATCTTTATATTCACGCCATAAACTGACGTCTTTATTTCTTTGAATATTGACTTCAAGAGCCATTTTAGTTCTCCAAAATAAGGCAGCATTTAAGCTGCCAAATCAAAATTAAGGCGTTACAGGCGCAATCACACGGGTAATGATTGGTGAAACACGGATGTGGTTGTAGTTGATGTCGATTGTGATGGTGTCTTCACCACCGCCATCTGGATGATTTGCTTCTGCTACTTCTAATTGTGGGAACTGGAATGCATAACCATTACCTGCATCATCTTCAATAGAGAATTCTAGCGGCATGGTGTCACGGGTTTTAATGAAGTCGATATATGCCGCTGACTGAGCCGAGAACATGTATTGAGTGTTAACAGTCACATCTACGATCTTTTCAAGATAAGTCGTTGCAGTGAGCTTTTTAGAGCCAATACAACGGATTGCTTCCATATTGTTGTTAATGGTCAATTCAAGAGACTGCATACAAGCAGTTCCGACAACTGTTTCACCATTAACTTTAAGATCACCGACGTTAAGCGCTGAAACAAGGACTAATTCAGGGACTGGTAAAGGCGAAATAACAGGGTTTGTAGTAGTGCGCTCAAACAGAGTGCCCATCAAGCCAAATGTAGCCGTGATTTTGCCAGTAGTAGCAATAGACATCGTAGCTTCATTTATGCGTACACCACGGTAAATAAATACCTGGTTAATATCTTCAAAAACTTTGACGAAGGTAAATGTCTTTCTCACATTACCGCCAAAGTTAAGAACATCACTGGCCCAGTTATTCATTGCAACTGCTGACCAGAAGTCATCAAACAAGCCAATAGATAATTCAACTTCTAAAGAACCTGTGATTTCTGCTTCAGTTGCAAAACCACCTTGACGGAAGCGAGTATCTGCAACGCTGCTTGATGCTTCAGTAGTGACGTTTTCAGTTAAGCCATCAGTCACACGACGAACGGTTTTCCAGACTGGTGTTGTTGGCAATACTTCAGGGGTTTGCTCTTCAGCATAGTAAAGACGGATCTTTGCACCACTCGACATGGCTTTCTCCTTAATTTTCGGGCATTAAAAAGCCCTCGAATTGAGGGCGTTGTTTGGTTGTGTTCTCAGGCATTTAAGGGCTTACCTTGAATACCCTTGCAAAGTTTCAAAATGCTTTCTGCATGAAGGGTTATATGTTTGTGTTCTGGCCTAGTTCGCTCAATATCGATACCAATTAGAATTGCAGCCTGAATGTTTTTCTGCCAATTACCCGTATCCATAACAGGCTCAATTGAGCAAAAAATGTAGCTATCGTCACCAATATTAATATCGGCATAATTATCTTCGTCTGTGGATGGACGGCATTCAGCAACAATGTATGCGATTTCCATTATTTGGCGTCCTTAAAGTCAAGTTGTGGCTGAAGCTGATATTCCAATTCCTTAATTTCATTCTCTAGCGGTTCTTTTTCCCATCGCCACTGGCCCATTGCGCTCGCACATCCACTGATTTGTGCTTTTCTGCCTTGGTGATAATTCGTTAGAGAGTTATATCTAGCCCATTTTGATTGGAAAACTTGACTGAGTTGATTAGCCATCCACTCAAAGGCATCAATGAATTGCTCTTTAATGGCATCGGCTTTTTCACCGTTGAATCCCATTACAAGGAACATGAAGCCTCGCTCAGTCATCTGGTAAAAACCTGTTTGTCGTTTTGTGTTTCCTATCTTCTTGTTTTCTAAGGTAAACGCAAAATTGCGCTCACGAAACTTAGTGGAGCACTTCATATTTTTAATGGACCGGAGAACATCTGAATGTCTCTTCCCAAATGCTTGAGCAACCGCATAACTTGTTGTTTTTGGCTCGCCATTATCATTGGTAACCAAAGCTCGTAAATTCAGTGTTGTCATCATGTTCATAAGATTTCCTCTTACTTACTCATGTTCAAAGAAAAGAAACTGGCAGGCACACTGAACATGAAAAGCGTGCTTTTCGGGGATCAGCCTAGCCAGTGTTCGCCTGAATTTCAGGCATAAAAAAACCTGCCGCTAAGGACAGGTTCGTTTAAAAGTTAAATTCGTTAATTGACGCGATAATTTATTGAAATGTTGTACTGCAAAAAATCACCATTACTGCCGAGATTCTGCACTTGACCTTGGAGTACTTCTAGCTGACCGCTCTTAAAGTATTCAAAATGAGCCAACCAAGCATCAGCGAGCTTTGTGATTGCTACTTCATGAGTATTTAAACGAGCCATGCAGTTGATTGAGATAATCCCTGTTCGCCTTGTACAAGGCACGTCACCAATTCCTGCAATGATTGAACCGCCCCATAACACATTAATTTCACACCATAGTCCATCAACCGGCACAGTAAAGTCTTTATTAGGATATTTAATTCTGGTCTGCTCAATTCCAGTAAATGCCATTGCTCTAGTGATAATGGCTTGTCTTGCTTGATCTAAAGTCATTGCCATTTTAACCACCGTATTTCTGAGCAATATAGTTAAAGGTTAAACCGTAAACACCTTGTGGCGCTTGTCTTGAATAGCCACCTGTAGTTTTTGGTGTCTCTGGTTTGTCAGTGAAGTCGCCATATTCGATTTTGGTTGCATAAGGCGCATTTGTTTGAATGTAGACAGTTGAGTAAGGAACTAGACGAGATAAAGCACTTGTGCCTTTGCTAATGGTTGAGCCACCGCCTTTGTCTTTCTCAGCCTCATTAAATGATTGGTCGGTCTGGTTAATGCTAACCCTGTGTGATGCTCTATAGGCTCCCGTGTCTACAGGACTGGCTAATACAACTCCACCCAAAGCATCAATGACAATATCTTTCTGTTTTTTGGTAAGGTCGGCTTCAATTGTTTTAGTGAAGGCACTTGGTTTGCTGCTCCATCCCATCTAACACCTCGGCAATTGCTCTGTTAATTCCCTACCATCTTTTGAATTATGAACATACACGCCATCCTCATATACAGGAAAGCATTCGCAATCTTCCTGTTGATGCTCAATAAGATCATCAATTGGCATTACATGAACTGAATCATGATATTTAACAACCTTCCACATTAGACTTTCCTTAACTGACAGGTCCACACACTTGACGATGGATCCTGACCATAACTCACAACTCGATAATTGCCACCTTCAATCACCCAAATATCATTAACATCTGGCTTAACTAAAGTTCCTGCTGAATCCTTCACTTCATTTTGCAGTAGAACCGCTTTAGAGTCTGTTGCTCGGTAATCTATAGGCTTGACCAAATCTTTTGCCCAGCTTCCAAATAGGACGCCTCTGCCGCTATATACATATTCGGTGTAAGTATCCTCACCAGTAGCAGGATTGGAGCTGACTAATTGTTTGCGGGTACAAGTGAAAGTATCTACAGCGTCTGCAAGCTTAGTGCTAAAAGCCTTACCTAATTTAGATTGTATTTTTGTTCTCATAATTAGATCTTCACTAATAGAACTACATTACCAAATCCCTTATCTAACCATGGTTTAAGAATCGCTAAGGCTAGGTTTTCATTAGCTGTATATGTTTTATGAGTAGCTGAATAGGTGTTTGAAACGCTTGTTCCCGATTGTGCTGATACTGTCTCGCTCAATACACCAGTTTCAACTTCCGTATAGAGACTTCCATTTACTGCATCAGGTATCAGCTCAACTGCTGCCAATAGAATTGCATCTTTTAAAGGCTGATTGTTTGTAGTGTCTGGTAATTTAAGATTAGTTAGCCAAACATTGGTAATCATTACCGCGCGTGCTTTTGCACTATCGCTGCCTGCCCAATCGTTACCAAGTTTTGCATCGATATCTGCCACGGTAATGTATTCAATCATGACTTATTCCTGATCTTTTGATTGCTTGTTGTTTTTAGCAGGCGCTTTTGGACCGCTTGCCTGTGCATCGCCAGTATTTTCTGTTGATGGATTCTGATTTTCATTTGTTGCGCCAACCAGGGTGTCATCGCCTTGGAGTTCTGCAATTCGTGCTTTCATAGCTGGCACATCATTTTTGAAAGCCATTAATTCTTCTTTTGCAGTCAAAAGCTGTTCTTCTGAGATAACCAGTTTGTTAGCCAATTCATCAAATTGCTCTACAGGGACAAGCGCATCATTAGTAACTTCACTCTCATCAATTGGTAGTGATTCACCTTCAATCAACTCATGTTCCGATGGATTGAATTGATCTACAGAGATAATTACGAACTCGCCTTGTGATTCATGGCTTGGTTTAATTTTTACTGTCTTAGACATTTTATTCTCCAAAAAGAATGGGGCCGAAGCCCCAAGTCATTAACCAAGCAAGATGATTGAATGCTCTGGTTTAACCATTGCACAACCCCAAGCAAGCGATACTTCGTATTGCACTTGGCGGTATTGACGGTAAATGGCGATTTCAAAAGATAAACCGCTAACAGGATCAGTTACGATCATACGGTCATCAGCTGAGTCACCACCTTCTGGAAGTGCAGGAATACGTGTCGCCAATGCAATCGCAGATCGAGCAAACGCCAAGTTGCGAGTTGAAGTGGGCGCTACAGTAATTGCAGTTGCAGCTGCTGGAATTGCTTTACGCAAGCCCGGCTTTGCAAGTGTGATAGTTCCACCATTAGAAACATCAGTATCACCACCAACAACTACATATTGATTAGTGTCACCAGCGAAGGTAATCACATCACCAGCAACGATTGTCCCTGTACCAGCACTTGCAAGCGTAATAGCAGTTGCACCAACTGCATAGCCTGCCGCATTCGTAGTCGCACTTGCACCTGTGCCAGATGCAGGAGTAACCACTTGTGCAGATTCACGGATAGCAAAACCATGCACATCTAAAAGCACACCACGACGTAACAACGAATCGTCATTAGCTTCATTTGCTTTGGTTAATTGACCAAGAGTTCGCATGTTAGCACCCGCAGTAGTATCAATTACTAACTGCAAATCACCTTTTGGTGCACCGTTATCTTGAAGAGCTTTAAGTGCTAGAGCACTGTCCTTCAAGTTGGTTGCAAAAGGCGTAGTGCCTGCTGTACCGACTGCTCGAGAAGCGCCAATTGCTAAACCTGCAACATCCGCTTCAACTTCATTTGCCAATGTACGCATAGCTTGAGCGAATTGATCGCGAAGAATTGTGTTGTAAGATGCCCCGTTATTATCAAGTGCAAGCTTTTCTTCACCATTCCAACGTACAGGAACACGACGAGCTTTAGTAATGGTCATATCGACCTTGCCAATTACTTGATCGCCATCATTTGGAGGAGTAACACCAGGAGTGATATCTGATGCAGTTGCAGCAGGCGCTACAGGTGAAGTTACTGTTTGACCTTTTGCTGCGCGGTTATAAGTCATGTCTGATGAAACTGCTGGAATAAAGCCAGTTAATTCACGAGAAACAACATCAAGCGCATTAAAAATAGTGACCGTTAGGCCAGTTAAAGTGTTAGCCATTTATTAGCTCCATTAATCAATTACATTGCCGCCTTTGCGGATATAGTTAGCTTTTTCTGTAGGGTTCATTGCATCGAACTCACTACGTTTAATTGTGTTTTTGCTGCCTGAATTGTTCCCGCCTTGACCACCAGCACCATTAGGTTTTGGGAAGAAGTAAGGTTTTGATTCACGAATATCTTCAATCCACTCTTTAGGAGTAAGTGGGGTTTTGCCATCTTTACCAATAATTACGTCACCATTTGCATCGATCGCTACAGCATTGCCGTTTTCATCCAAGGAAAACTTAGATAAAGCGAGTGCTGTAATGTCGTCTGTCGCTTCTGGTAGTCCTTGTGCAGCACTAAATGCTTGTGCAATTTGACCTTTGACTACAGATTGCTTAAATTTATTTGCATATGCTTCCGCTTTGTCAGCTCTCGCCTTTTCAGCATCAAACAACTTCTGATGTTCAGCTTTCAAACGCTCGGTACGTTTTCCGAATACTTCGTCAATCTTGCCCTCAGCAAGCAATTTCGTTTCTTCGTCTTGTCCAGCTTTTTGAAGCAACCCTTTAACTGCATCAATGTCCAGACCTTCAAATTGACCTTTAAAATTGGTCAGCTCATCAGATAAGGATTTATTCTTACCAAGAAGCTCATTGTTTTTAGCTTTAAGTCCAGAAACATGTTGTTCAACGTATTGGTCTAACTGTGCTTTGATTGCGGGATCTTCAAAATTAATGGTTGTTGAGCCTTGCCCACCAGAACCACCTTCACCCCCATCTGCACCAGCTTGATTTTGTAAAGACATTAATTGGCGTTTTAAAAATTCAGACATCTAAAATCTCCTAGAGATACCGCCTTGCGGATTTAATTGATTGAGCCTTTGGCTTTGCTTCAGGCAATAAAAAAGCACCCGAAGGCGCTAAGGTTAAAAATTAAGTTCTAATTGATGAGTGCAATTGCTTTTAATCTTTCAAAAGTAAAACCATAAATTGCCATGGCTCTTGAAATCTTAATTTGAAGAAATGGCACCAGAATTAATTTTGTGCTCAAATGCAAGATGGTTGCCGATGTTACTAAACAAGTTCGTGTGGTTGGTTCTCTTATGAATCCAGAGGACAGTAAGGATCAATTTTACGATCAACTAGTAGTAGATGACCGCACACATGTTGAAGTGGTTGGCACTGAATATGTAGAGACACCTATCGGTCTTCTATTTCAACTTACATCAACACAAGTGGCTGACTTAAACGAGCAGCTTAAATACTACGCCGAAGAATTGGCAGATGAAGAAGCGGGAGTGGTGTGATGGGAACTAGACACTTAATTTGTGTACAGCACAACAATGAATACAAAGTTGCAAAATACGGTCAATGGGATGGTTATCCAAGTGGTCAAGGTGTTGGAATATTGGAATTCCTAAAGGGAGGATTTAACAAAGCTCTTTTTATTCAGAAGCTGGACAACATCTTTGAACCTACAGATGAGCAAGTTAAAGCTTGGTACAGAGAAGCTGGCAATACTCGTGATGATGGTTATGTCGACTTTGAAGTATCTAAACGTTTTTCAGCTAAATATCCTTCTTTTTCACGTGATGCTGGATCAGATATTTTGGGAATTATCCAAAATTCTGAATCACCTATTCCAATGCGCAAATATCTTGAATTTGCTGCTGAATCGCTATTTTGCGAATGGGCGTATGTAATTGACCTAGATAAAAACACTTTTGAAGTTTTTCAGGGCTTCAATAAAACCCCTTTAGATAGAAGTGAAAGGTTTGCATCCGTTACTTCCCCAAATAGTAACGAAGGTTACTACCAAGTGAAATTCTTAGAGTCATTTGATTTAGATAATTTGCCATCTGAAGAAGACTTTATTGCTCAGTTAGAACGCGAAGAGAATTAGGAGAAGATTATGAATGCGCCAGTCCAAAAGAAAGCTCCTAAAAAGAACAAGAAGAAGCAAAAGCCCGTCAAGTTTGAATGGTGTTTTTGCTGCAAAGATCTGATGCAAGTTAGTAACGATGGGCAATGCACCGTTTGTTATAGCTACATCGTAATGTGATTTAAGCCAGTCTACGGAGTATTAGAAAATGGCACTAAAAATTGTTACAGCTCAAGAGCCAATGCGTGTAGAGACCTTAATTACTTTTATTTATGGTGATCCGGGTATTGGTAAAACGTCTTTAGCTTTCTCGGCTAAGAATCCTATCCTTTTTGACTTTGATAAAGGCGCACATCGTGCAGGCAAATACCGTAAAGACACAGTTCAGGTTAATAACTGGTCTGAGGTTTCATCATTAACTGCAAATGATCTTTTAGGTTATGACACAGTAATTGTAGACACAGCTGGTCGTATGCTTGATGTGATCATTGCTCACCTAGTTAAAGATCAAAAAAACTGCCGTCGTAATTCAAATGAATTATCAATTCAAGGCTACGGCACCCTAAACAGAACATTCACTCACTGGTTTAATCTTTTGCGCAGCTTTGGTAAGGATGTAATCCTTCTTGCTCATACTGCCGAAGATAAAAAAGGCGATGACATTATTTTTCGCCCTGACATGGTAGGTGCAAGTAAAAAAGAAGCCTACAAGGTTGCAGATATGATGGGATACATGACAACTCATCAAGGGCAACAAGGAACCCAAAAAGCTATTTATTTTGCACCAAGCACAGCATTTCACGCGAAAGACTCAGGAGCAATTGGAAACCTTATTCTCAATGATTTAGATGTACAACCAGATCAACTTGATTCGATTCTAAATCAGGCCAAGAACCACATTAATAGTCTAAGTGAGTCTCAGGCTAAAGCACAAAAAGAATTGGATGATTGGGATTCAGAAGTGCTTGCTGCCGAATCACTTGAAGACTTTGAAGAGCTTAAAGCCAAACTTCCACAAGGTCATGTATTTGTTCGTCAGATGTGGAACAAAGCTGTTGAGCAAGCTAGACAATATGGATTTGCTTATGACGGGCAAACCAAGACATTTACTAGTGTTCAGCCTCAGGAGCAAACAGCATGATTATTAGGCTATCGACAACTATGCTCGATAGCTACCTTTGGGGCATATCGAATGATGATATGACCTCAGAGGAACTCGCTAAAGAGTTGTTCTTAGGAAAGACGCAGAATATGGAAATGAAGTGCGGCACAGCTTTTCATGCCCTTCTTGAACATGATCTTAATTATGAAGTCACAAAAGAAATGGGGTTTAACTTTTTGTTTAGTGAAGGCCTAGACGGGACTCTAGAACTTGGTGATGTTCGTGAACAAAAGTATGTCACACGGATTTTTGATGATGTTGATTTGGTTGCAAAAATCGATGCTGAGACTAGTTCAAAGCTAATTGACCACAAGCTTACTGCTGCCTTTGATCCAGATAAATATATGGATGCATTCCAGTGGCGTGCATATTTATTAGTTAAGCAATACGACAACTTTAAGTACCAAGTATTTGAACACTCAGGCTTAGATAAAGTTGTGGATGGTTTAACAGAAGTAAAAATTAAGAGCTACCACGAATTACACCAGCACTCATATCAAAACATGGAATCAGATGTTAAGGCTCTTGTTCGTGAAGTAGCTGACTTTGCTAAATATTGGAAACCAAAATTAGGAGTGGCAGCATGAAACAAATCGAATTAAACACAATTAGCGGTACTTCTGACCAGATCGCAGAAGAGATTTTTAAGAAAATTATTGGGCCTATGGTTGATGAAATGAATAGCCAAGATAAAGACTCAGCAAAGGTTTTCACATTCTCAGTTATGTGGCTTGGTATGGCTCTATATGCTGCTCAATTTGAACCGCACAATGCCAAGAAAACAATTCAATTTAGTGTTGATCAGTTCATGCAAACGTTCGACAAATTCAGCAAAAGACCGAGCTAAGGAGCAGCAGCATGACAGATTTGAATAAGGAAAGTGAAGTTAATCTACGCTTTGAGCAAGATGATGGTTTTGTTTGGGTGTTCGATGGTGATAGTCAATTTGGCACCGAAATAAGTCATTTAATGATGATGCATGCAGATGAATATAACGAAGATGAATTACGTGTTATTTGTAACCATGCGGCATGTGAAATTGGCAGACTTAGAGCAGAGCTAGAAAAAGCCAAAGCTCAGGCGGTGCCAGATACTCAACAAAAGCTTACAGATACATATTATTTGGAAGGCTCAGATTATGTAGTTGATTGCCCTTTCGAATATGACATTGAAATAGATAAGGGAGAAGTGCTTGAGTTGCAAAAATGGCAACGTACTGAGTCAACAAAAGTATATTTTGCAAATATCTATGAAGATGAAGATAACTTTGAAATTCTTCAATTCGCTTCAAAAGCCGAAGCTGAAAATGCAGTTGCAGAAAACTTGAAGATGTTAGAACCAAGCGAATCGGGAGCTGAACAATGAGCATAACTCTTAATGGTCACCAATTAAAAAGCCTTCTCGAATTTGTAAATCCAGATGGTGAAAATGATTTAGATCAACTTGAAACTGAACTAACTATTAAATTTTTTGAAGATGGGCACAGTGGCAAAGGCTATTACTTTTGGATGACCGAATATCCAGAGGAAGGTGCAATGAAGCTGGATATTGAATCGGGAGCTGAGGGATGAGTGAATTTAAAAACATGAAAATTGCTATTACTGAAGATCAGCCCTTAAAACTTGTTTGTGATTTGCTGATTGAAATTGGTTATAGCCCAATTAATAAATATTCAATTGAGAATTACCATAAGTTTGTCACCACAAATATCAAGGGCCATATAACAGGTTGGAATTTAAATTTGCTTTCAGATACGGATTTTAAACCAACCTCATTAAGTGATTTGATCAAGTTGCGTAATAAAGTTAAAGCGGAAAGTAAGGAGGGTGAAATGTTATTGACTACTGATGAAGTTGAACTAATCAAAACATGTGATGAAAGCCCTGAACAATATGATGCAGTTTTTCAAGGTCAACAGATTGGATATCTCCGCTTAAGACATGGTGAATTTAGAGTTGATTATCCTGATTGTGGTGATGAGACAATTTACTATTCACAAGAAATGCTTGGTGATGGGAAGTTTGAAGATAGTGAACGTGAGCACTTCTTATTGAAAGCCAAAAAAGCAATCGTTAAGAAGTTTAATGAAATGGAGGGGTGAATGGAGATTGATCGTCGTGTACGTGCTAAAGAATTTATGATGCTAATGTCTATTGGCCGGACTAAATTCTATCGCATGATCAAGAATGGTGAAATTCCACAACCAATTAAGGTTAGTGAGAAAGAAGTGTTTTGGCACGAATCTAGTGTTAAGAAAGTTGGTGGTGTTTCAAAAAGTATGCTGACATTAAATGAAGCCATTATTGATGTAAAAAAAGGTTAAGTCGAAAGCTTTAAAATGGTTTTCAATCTTTTTTGAAAAATTACAACTCCTTCTAAAACCACGCCTAATTCGATGCCTTATTTTGCAATTATTACCTTCAATACCTACAGTAAAAAATTTACCAATACTTTGCTTGCAGTTTTTAAAAGCAGTTATGAAACTGTCCCAATGATCACTTGCAATTCGGGTGTAGTGAATACCTAATT